ATGAAAGCAATACATTATCATCCGGGCAGAAAGCTGACGGCGAATTGCCTGAATACGCTGATTGATCGCGTCCCGGTCAAGGAGCAAGAACGCTCTCTTAATCATGAGTTGTTCAATTTAGGCTGCCTGCTTTTCGAGATGGCGCGGAGTGCCGGCGCGTGCGAACTTATGAAAGCAAAGCTTTGTGCGATCGGTATGGAGAATGTGCAAGATGAATGTAAGCGTGCGGTAATCTTCAAGCACTATGCAAAGGGTACGTTGGATGAGCATTTTGCCAGTGTACTCTTGGTTACGCTCTCTTTTTTCAAAACGCACAATATATTGTTCGGTCACGGCGGGGAGATCTTGGCCGGGTATCACGATTTTCGCGGAAAGACGTTTGAAGAGAATGCTTATTCATTGCTTCAACATCTGACTGCCGCAACCGGCGAGCAGACGCGTAATACGATACTGAAGCTTTATGTGCGAGACTTATTTGATTGGTCGCGCAGCTTAGGTATAGACTTGTATTTTGTAACCTATAACATGTTGAAATATTATGAGTAAAGTGATCAAGATTATCGAATTGTCTGCCGAGCGCGTTATGCCCGGCAAAACGGTTGAAATCCTGCAGAGTAGTGGCCACGTGTGCGGTTATTGTAGCGGCAATGGTTATTTCGAGGGCTACGATGAGTTTGGCGAAAGCATCAAAGAACCTTGCGAGGTGTGCGGTGGCAGTGGCCGACTCGATGCGAAAATCATTATAGATTGGGGGAAAGGGAAATAATTAAAATCCTTTCCAATCTTCGTAACATTGGAAAGAAAAAACTATAGAATTATGGAAAGTCTGGAACAAGATGTATTGGCAGTCAATAAACACAATATAGACTGGGAGCAACGCAGGTATGAGGCTGCTAAAGATCTTTATGTTCAAACCTGCCAGCAGGCAAAATTGAATGGTGATAATAGCCTTGCAGACGCGTTCAAAGTATCGGCACTGTTATCTACTGTGATTGCCGATTATCTAATAAAAGCTCTTAAGGAAAGAGAAGGGGGTTGTAACCCTTGGCATAAAGTCTCTGATGGAAATCTACCGGTAAGTAACTGTTGTGCTTTGTGTCTCTATAAACCGGGAAAGAAGGACAATTATCCCACTGTTAAATATCTCCATTATGACTTTGCAGACGGAAATTGGTCCAACCCTAACTCGAGTCGTCCAATTCCACTCGAAGAACCTGATTATTGGATGGAGTTACCAGCCTTGCCTGAATAAAAATTATGCCATTCAAAAAATGTAAGATTATGAAGAATAAAGTAGAAAATTTCAGACGTTTTTATGCTGCTTTTTATGCTGCTTTTAATAAGCTTCCGCTTCACTGTGATGCTAATGATCTGAAGGCCTCTTTGGTCAGACAGTTTACGAATAACCGCACGAGCAGTTTGCGTGAGATGACGCCGGCAGAGTATCGCCGCCTTTGCATTAGTGTCGAGTCGGAAATAAAGCATAAAGTAGATATGACGAACTTGCGCGCTGAGCGATCTGCCGTCTTACATCTTATGCAAAAATGCGGCATAGATACTTCGGATTGGTCGGCCGTAAATAGTTTTTGCCAAAGTCAGAAAATTGCGGGACAACGTTTTTCGCAGCTGGACGAAGACGAGCTACGAAAGTTGTATCTGCGCCTGCGTATGATTCTACGAAAAGGCGGCCTGAAACATCGCAAAAATACTGCAGAAGAGCAAGTAATAGTAATAATGCCTAAACAATCTCACTTATGTTAAGTCCGGCACAAATCCTTGCCAAACTCAAGGATGAACTAAGCGAGTTGAGTACGGAAGAGTACTGCGCGTTCTTAGAGCAGCTGAAATTCGAGATCGAACAAGAAATAGAGTTGCAAGAGTGGAGAGAAGAGTAATTGTATAAAAATAATAGTTGAAGAAGTATGAGAAAAATAGATCAACCTGCAAATTGTGTAGGAGTAGTAACGGTGAAGTGGACCGTACAAAACGACGGTATGAAGACCGTTTACAGCCAAGAAGTCGGTTTTGCGTCCGCGTGGATGAATAAAGAGGCTTTGAAAAAACTAAAAGAAGAAGTACAAACACAAGTCAGGAAGTTTGTAGAAAAGAACAAGTATTCTTTCGACATCACAGAAAGCTCTATCATAAGATATTCTTCGAGCGTTAAGATGATCGGCTGTGATATAGTGTTAAGGAATAAAGCTGAAGAATGAAAAGTGTTATAGGAAATTTTAAAATACCAAACAATGGAAGAGCAGAAGAAAATGACCGTTGAAATGACGGCAGAGGAACAAAAGCAGTTCGCCGCCTTCAGGGCCGCAGAAGAAAAGCGCAAGGCGGAAGAGAAGTCTCGAGCAGATCGCGAAACCTATCGTATGATGGTAGATGAAGAAATCGAGCGTGCATTACCGCAGTTGTTGCAGCTATCCGCGCAAATAAAAGAGGTAAAGCAACGTATCTTCGAGAGCTTCAAGTCAGTTATTGCAATGAAAGAAGAGCTATTCAAGAGTCGTCTGAATGATAATCAGCGCAGCCATACCTTCAGCAATACGGCAGGCAACAAACGCATCAAACTCGGCGTTTACGTGACAGATGGTTATCTTGATACGGTAGAGGACGGCATCGCCATCGTCAAAGAGTACATCGAAAGTCTTGCGAAAGATGAGAAGAGCAAAGCACTTGTCAATATGGTTCTGCGTTTGCTCTCACGTGATGCACAAGGTACACTCAAAGCTTCGCGCATCGTTCAATTGCGAAAGATTGCAGAAGAAACCGGCAATGACCGCTTCTTGGAAGGTGTGCGTATAATTGAAGAAAGTTATCGGCCTTCCGTCAGCAAGCAGTTCATCAGAGTGGAAACGCGCAACGAAAACGGTGCGTGGGTAACTGTTCCACTCGGAATGACAGAGAGTTAGAGATGCCGTAAGTCAATAAAAATCCTCGCAAGCTTTTGTGTTTGCGGGGATTTTTTGTTAATTTTGTTTTGCAAAAGAACTAAGCATGAAAAAAGGAAGGGATAGTAATCTAATTGCATTGCGTGACGAGGCATTGTGTCGACGTTATTATTATTGGACGGAGGTGCAACGACTTCGTTTCGACGATGCGCTACGCCTGCTCTCTACCAAAGAGTTTTTCATCAGTGAGGAGCGCATAATGGCGATTATTCGCAAAAAATGTTCTGAGGTGAAAGATATAGATGTGAATCCTGTTCCGAAAGTCCGCAAGCCTCGTCTGACCGCCAAGCAACTTGAGTTGTTTCAGGAAACAGCTGTCTAATCCTTTGCTGCAGAGTCGTCATGCAACTCGAATTGGAATACATATTCATAGACCTTAATCATTCCCGGTAACGAATAGCATCTTGTCTTAGTGCGGAACATTTGTCCCATATCGTCACTATGTCGTGAGCACTGAAGCGTAGTATAGAGATGGTTTGCTAATTGCAGACGCTCTGCGACTTTCTCCGTTGTGCCGGAACCGATATGTGTATCTTCGTAGCAGTCTATGGCAAGACGTGTGGTAAGCGTAACGATGCCCTTTTGTGTACCCATTCCAATTTCTTCCCAATCTGCCTCCATATTGCCGATGAGTGCGCAAGGGAAAGTTACGGGGTAAGTATCCTCGCTTGTTTCCAGTTGTCCGTAGTCTTCATCAACGAGCTGGAGTTCCGGCATCTCGCGGCTGATGAGTTCAAGGATTGAAATAAAAATCTGTTCCATGCTAATTATAATTTTATAATTTTCGTGATTTCCTCTTCTGTCCTGTCATTGATACGTTTAGAGAGTTCCGCACTTTCTCCGAGGAACCTGCGCTGGGGAATGGTTGCCTTGATGTTGAGTTTTGTCTTCTTGGTGAGTGCAAGAGCCTTCCACTTACGAGCCTCGGCAGGGAGTTCCTTGGGGAGTTTCTTTTTCTTCTTCCCCTTGACCTTGATACCTGCGATGGCATACGCCCTTGACCATGCCATCTTGCGCATTTCGGGTGTGACGGTAGGATGTGTGTTGATTGTGCCACCCTCATTGTGTATAGCTGCGTATGGTACTTCATTGGAAACCTTTACACGATAATCTCCTGGCGCATACTTGACAGAAGAGAAAAGATGGTTGCGCTTGGAGAGCAACGGACCATACGACGCTGCTGCAGAGGTTGAGTCGGACTGTTGTCGCCTTGTTGTCGGCCATTTCTGCAAACCACGATTAATGAAGCCACCTTTGCGGAAGTTGTTCTGGTAATGATCTTTTGCTATACGCCCAACCTTGATAGGAAGTTGTCTACGTATAAGCCTGTCGAGTTCCCTACTTCGGTTTTTTATGAGTTCAGAGAAAACTTTTATATCCATTTGCTTGCTTTTTTAGTTAATAAGTTGTATGTTTGCAACAGCTTCATAAAGAAGTTAGCATGTGCTACGGCACGTTGCATCGCGGAGGGACTCAGTTTCCTCCGTTGTTTTTATAGAAAGTTCCATCTTTATAGAACAATCTCACCTTGCCTTTTTCATAAATCCATACCTCATCTATGACTTGTGCTGGCAAATGAATTCGTGCCATTATCTGTTTTCTTATAAAACGTTCTGAACAGCCTTTAGTATTATCAATTATGATACGAGAAGACTGCTCAAGACCATGAGACAGCATACGCCCTACCTTCTTCTTATTCCATGGTTTTATGAAACTTTCATATTCATAAAAAATGCCGTCTACTTGAAAATCAGGACACTTTCTCTCGTATCGCGTGCCAATGAGTGAACCGTATATGCTTTGATATTCCTCGGACTTATAATGTAGCCGTGGAGTTATCCTTACCGTCCTACCATCTTTTGCAAAAATTCTTGCTATTGTCAATATTGCCTTGTAATCATTTTTGTCTTTATCTGCATCGGAATGAATATAAAGCGTCCCTCCATTTGGGTACTTTCGCTCCAGTTTGAAACCATCTGCGCCAAGTCTGTCAATACATTTATCAATATACGGACAGTTGTAGCAGTTCTTCACCCTATTCGTAAATAAATCCTTTAGCCTGTTTTTTAGGTTAGGGTGATAGAAATCGCAATCTTGGCATGACCTTGGGAAGTACGGGTGATCGTCCGAGAACGTTTTGCCTGTTATGCCCGGATTGCCCGAAAGTCCTGGTTGTGGTTTTGAAACATCGTCGTTGGCGGGCACGGGTGTAACGGATTCGTCAGTACTTGACAAACTGCATTTGCAGTTCCAGCGATCTCCCGGGCGGTGCTCGTTCCAGAACTTGTCGTCGATGGGACGTATGGTTCCCCAATATCTACGATGTTCCCTGCAAGGATGCAGGCTTGTTGACGGCATCCATTTGAGGTTGGGCAGCACATCTTTCTCGCGCCGGAACTGTTGCCAGTCGGCTGCCTGGTGCGCACGGAGCACCGCCGTATCGTATTCTGTTTTTAGCCAGGCACCACACTGATGCGAGGCTATCGGTAAAACCTCTTTCAACCACTGATTGAACGATTTTAGAACACCGTTTGAGTCGAGCATCCGTGCAGCCA